GTCTGATCCATATGGTTATGCTTCTGCTGATTCTAATCCATCATCATATATTTCTGGTGGTGGTGCATACTTAGATGGTTCTGAGGTAGCATCAGGATCCATTGAGGCAGCGATGCTCTTCAATGAGGTCACATTTATCGTACCTAACAGTAAAGGTGTTGTAATGACCAACGGTTCTCGTTGTGAATACATCAACTGCTTTACTTACTTTGCTTCAGAAGCGATTAAGGGTGAGTCTGGATCATTAGGTATTCATTCTACAGGTCAGACTAGACTAAGATTAACAGGTATCACAACTGTTGGTGTTGGTAATACAATTACTCTGTTTGATACTGACGGAACTACTTCATTAGGTTCTGCTGTTGTTGCATCTTATGATGGAACTTACTTAGGTGTAACTGGTAAGCAACTAGGATTTGAAGTTCTCAATGCTAGAACCGCTAAGACAGTAACATTTAATGATGATGCTCAGTTAGATACTACTGTTAAGAAGTTTGGTACTGCATCACTTAAGTTAGATGGTGCTAACGATTCTATCAGTATTCCTTCTAGTGGTGATCTTGGATTTGGTACTAACACAGACTTCACGATTGAATTCTGGGCATATGCTAATACATCTGGTCTTTCTAGTGCAACTCTATTTGACTTAAGAGACAATGGTACTGATGCTGAGGGTTTAAGTCTTGCATTCCGTGCTGCAGGTGAAGTTGATCTAAGAGTCGGTACAACTACTGCTATTACTGGATCTGGTGCAGGTATTGCTACTGGAGTCTGGAAGCATTATGCAATAGCAAGAGAAGGTACAGACACAAGATTATTTGTTGATGGTACACAAAGAGGTATTAAGTTCTCTGATACTACCGATTATGGTTCATCTAAAGGTATTGTATTTGGTGCAGACTTTGACGGAGCAAGTAATAATGTAACAGGTTGGATTGATGAAGTAAGAATTGAGAAAGGTGTTGCTAAGTATACAGGAAACTTTACTGCTCCTACTTCTGCTCCAACAGGAGATAAAGATACAAAACTACTTTTACACTTTGATGGTACTAGCGGTATCAAGACCACTAGTGACGATGTAATTCGTAATCAGGATGTTCGTATCACACAAGCAGGTGGTGGAATTGGAACTGCTACTAAGATAATTCTAGCAGATTACAGTCAGTTTGGTGCTGACATGCGTTCTGTCAGTTGTGCAGTTGAGTATGGTCAGAAAGGTGTCATCGCTGATGGTGACGGTGTTACAATGCGTCTTTTTGCACTTAACTTCAATATGGTTGGTGCAGGTGGAGACATCACTAATGATCCTAACCTAGCAATACAAGCAAACGAAGTTACTGAGGTAAACAACGGTGATGTATCTTATGTAAGTATTGACCAGAAAGGAGATTTCAGAGTTGGCGAAGCATTCTTTGTTGATCAAGAAAATGGTACAGTATCATTCTCACAACAAGTAACAAGTCTTCAGGCATTATCTAATCTAACAATCACTGACGGTTCAAATAGCAGTCAGATTACACCTACCAGTGGTACATTTGGTAACATCCAGATAGCTGGAAATAACATAGAATCTACTTCAGGAGATATTAACATTGATCCTGCTGGTTCAGGAGACATCAACATTACTGGTGATGTAAATGTTTTAGGTATCTTAACTGCTACAGTTATTCAACTAGATGCATTCCAGAAAGGTGATACATCTGTTGCTCTTACTGATAGTGGTACTGATGGAACTATCCGTCTTTCTACAGATGGTGATGAGGCAATGCGTGTCGATGCCAATCAGAAAGTTGGTATTGGAACTGCTACAGTCAGAGATAGATTAGATGTTTTAGATACTGCTAGATTTGAAAATGTCAATGTAACTGGCGTTGGTACATTTGGTGGTGCTCTTAATGTTGCTGGTATCATAACTTCTACTGGTGGAGATATCAACGGAGACCTAGATGTAGATGGGCATACAGAATTAGATCAATTGAATGTAGCAGGTGTTGCTACTATCACAACTTTTGATACAGAGACTGCTGATCTTAAAACTGTTAAGATAACATCTGGTATTGCAACTGACTTGGTTGGTACTGCTGCAACTATTTCTACTATCGATGTTACAGATGGTGATATACTTAACGCCAAAATAAATGCTGGTGTTATAACTTCTATGACACTAACAGATGGTCAGGTTAGTGGTATTGTAACTTATGCAGATAATGCTGCTGCACACTTTGGAAATGATGGAGATCTTAAGATCTACCATAACCCATCTTTCGGATCTTACATTGACGATTCAGGAACTGGTGCTCTTGCAATTCGTTCTAATGAGATTCAGTTACAGAAGTATACTGGTGAAACTCTTGCTAACTTTACTGCTGATGGTTCAGTCAAATTATTCCATAATAACGGTCCTAGATTAGAAACTCTAGGTGCTGGTGTTAGTGTTAGTGGTGAATTACAAACTGGACAATTATTAGTTGCTACTGATGCAGTTGTTAGTGCTGGAATGACTGTTGTTGGAATCACAACTTTCAACGATGATGTATTCATTGCAGGTAACTTAAATGTTGTTGGTGATGTTGTATATGATGAGATAGATGGTAGAAATATAAACATCACTGGCATAGCAACAATTGCTGCTATGATTATTACTGGAGTGACAACCTCTAAGAATATTCAAATTGGTACTGCTACTTCTACTACTAAAATTACTACTACCAGTGGTAAATTAGTTCTTGAATCTTCTGAAGATCAAGTAGATGTCAATGACAATCTATTGGTTGTAGGATATGGTACATTCAAGAATGGTTTATATTATCCAGATTCTGCAAATGGTATTGGGTATAGTGGTCCTAACGGAATCGCATACTTTGATGCAACAGGTAAGATTGTTAGTGGCCTAAGTACTGTTGGATTCATAACTGTCTCCGACTATGTTCTTACCGTGAACTCATCTGGAGAACCAATATGGTCTGAATCGATTGATGGAGGATTCTTCTAATGGCAAAACCGACCACAAGAGAGGAGTTGAAAGACTACGCTCTTAGACAACTTGGTGCCCCTGTATTAGAAATTAATGTTGCTGATGAGCAAGTTGAAGATGCTCTTGATGATACATTACAACTTTTTTATGAACGCCATTTTGATGGTGTAGAAAGAGTTTATTTGAAATATAAAATTACTGCTGACGATATAAAGCGTGGTAGGGCAAGAGGTGGTAGTGAGTCATTAGGTATTACTACAACAACTACAACTAGTAATATTGTAGGTTCTGCTAATACAACTTTATCTTTTAATTGGGAAGAGAATCAAAGTGAATTTCCATTACCAGATTCGATTATTGGTATAGAAAGAGTATTTGTTTTTGATGCTAGTTTTATATCAAACAATATGTTCAGTTTCAAATATCAATTGTTCCTGAATGATGTTGCATTTAATCTTGGATATAGTGGACTTCTAAGTTATGCAATGACTAAGACCTATCTAGAGGACATTGATTTCTTACTATCTACAGAAAAACCAACTAGATTTAATAAGAGAAATGGAAAGTTATATCTTGATATTGATTGGGGATCAATGACAGAAGGTACATACATAATTTTAAATTGTCATAGAATTATGGATCCTGCTAATTATAGTGGAGTCTATAATGATTACTTCATCAAAAGATATTTTACTCAAGCAGTTAAAAAACAATGGGGTACTAATTTAACTAAGTTCCAAGGAGTTAAACTTCCTGGTGGAATTGAATTAAATGGTAGACAAATATATGAAGATGCTGTAATGGAAATACAAAGGATAGAAGAAAAAATGATGACAGATTACGAATTACCTCCACTTGATATGATAGGATGATATGGCACTTAATCCATTCTTTCTTCAAGGTTCGCCCACTGAACAAAAACTTGTTCAAGAATTAATTGACGAGCACTTGAAAATATTTGGGATAGATGTTTATTATCTACCCAGAAAAATGATTGAAACTGATGATGTGCTTGGAGAAGTTCAATCATCTAAATTTAATGATGCTTATGTTATTGAAGCATACCTAAACAATTATGAAGGGTATGCTAAAGGTAGTGATATTATGACTAAGTTTGGTGTCAATCTAGAAAATGAGATTACACTAACTATATCACGAGAAAGATATGAAGATTTTGTAGCACCATTTGTCGTTACTCATGATCCAAAGAATGCTGGAACTGAGATCATGTTTGGTACTAGACCTAAAGAAGGTGATCTAATATATTTTCCATTAGGAGAAAGACTTTTTGAAATAAAACATGTAGAGTTTGAAAATCCTTTCTACCAACTTGGTAAGAATTATATCTATGAACTTCAGTGTGAACTATTCCGTTATGAGGATGAATACATTGATACAAATGTTGCTGTAATAGATCAAAGAGTTGATGATGAGGGAGAAGTAACCACAGTTGCTATGGCAGGTATCGGATCAACTGCTATTGCAATAGTTGATTCCTTTGCCTCTCAAGGTGCCCTACAATTCATCACACTTAACAATGACGGATATAACTATACTTCCACACCCTCTGTCACAATCGCACCCTCTCCTGCTGGTGTTACTTCAAGTAGAGCTGGTGCATTTGCCTTTACCACATCAAGGTCTAATCTATATTCTGTGGATTCTGTAGTACTACAAAATCCAGGTTTTGCATATACAGAGGCTCCAGCAATTACTTTCGGAGGACCAGGCGTAGGTGCTGCTGCTACAGCATCTTTGACAAGTAGTGGTATTACTTCTATTCGTATTACTTCTCTTGGTAATAATTATATTCAACCACCTATCATAAGTATTCAACATCCATCAAATGTTGCTATTGGAACTACAGGAACTGTAGGTAGTAAACCTGGTCAAGTACAAGCAACTGCTATTGCTACTCTTGAGGGTGATAAATTAAGTAGAATTTATCTTAGCAACGCTGGTAGTGGTTATGAGGGTACTCCTACAATCACAATTGGTTCTCCAATTTCTACTGGAGTTGGTACATATTTCTACAATGAAAGAGTTCTTGGATCTGAATCTGGAACAGAAGCATATGTTAAAGAATGGAATGTAATAGAGAGAAAACTGAAGTTGTCAATAAATAATGGTGTATTCACTCCTGGTGAGTACATAACTGGAACTGCTTCGTCTGCTAGATACCAAGTTCTATCACACACTGGTGTTGACACCACTAGTGCTTACACATCTAATGATGAGTTTGAACTTGAGGCAGATGAGATCATTGATTTTGCAGAGACTAATCCATTTGGTAATTATTAATGTTAGGTACCTATTTTTATCACGAAATATTACGAAGGACTGTCATATCCTTCGGGACACTTTTTAATGAAATTCATGTTCAAAAACAGGACAAGGATGGTAAAGTAATTAGTGATCTTAATGTTCCTTTGGCATATGGTCCTAGGGCAAAGTTTCTTGCAAGATTAGAACAGTTACAGGAACTGAATAAACCAACTGCAATATCATTACCAAGAATGTCATTTGAAATGACTGACTTGTCATATGATGCAACAAGAAAAACTTCTGTTACTAAAACTTATAAAGCACTGGATGGTAATGATAAAGTAAAAAAAGTTTATCTTCCTGTTCCATACAATGTTGGGTTTGAACTTAACATTATGTGCAAATTGAATGATGATGCATTGCAGATCGTAGAACAAATTCTTCCTTTCTTTCAACCTGCATTTAATATTACAGTAGACTTAGTAAGTTCTATTGGTGAAAAACGAGATATACCAGTTGTTCTGGAGAATATATCTTTTACAGATGAATATGAAGGAGATTTTAGTACTCGTAGAGTATTGATGTATACTATGACATTTAGTGCAAAGACCTATCTATTCGGTCCTATTGCAGAATCTACAGATGGAATCATCCGTAAGGTTCAAGTTGATTACTATACAAATACTGATAAACAAAATGCGAAGCGTGAAATGAGGTATACTGCAACTCCAGATCCTGTTGATGCAGAACCAGATGATGACTTTGGATTTAGTGAGGAGTCTACTATGTTCTTCGATAGTAAACAATATAGTCCAACAAGAAGAGAGGATGTATGACCTATTTCGCACCTGCAAGAGAGAAT